GATTGTATCATGCCACCACCTGTCTTGCTATTGCCTGATGCCTTGTCAAAGCCTGTTGCAATAACAACAATATCAACACCATCAATCATAGATTGACCTTCATATAAAATGTAACCATTAGCCATTGTATTCTCCGTAATGTTTAAGTTATATATATAATAAATATACTTTCATATACATTCAAGTATATTTATTATTATATTACTAATTGTTTTTTTAAAGACTTCCATAACCCATCAATTTCATTGATGTTGAAATAGCCATTTATCTTTTTTCCTTTGGAATCTTCTACGTAAAAGTATCTGTCATCAGACTGCCACTTTCCCCATATATTTCCAATATATCCATAGCTATAATCCTTTGGAAGATAATATTCTATCAAAGAATTATACATATCAAATTTAACATAATCAATATCTTTAAAATGTATCATTTTAATACTCCCTAACTCTATCGTAGATATAAAGATACTCTTTAATATCTAATAACACTTCGTCATACTCTTTCTTTGCCAAGTCTTTTAACCCTTCCTCATAGGAAGAGTAGCTAGAAATAATATCATTAAGAGATATGTATCTTAAGATACAACTCCCTTCCTTAAGGTTGGTAACCTTTTCGAGTACGTATCTGCTACCTTTCGCTATGATGTCAGAAGGCATATCTTGATATCCATAATTAAAACGCATAGTAATCTCCGATTAAAAGTTAAAGTTAAAGTGTCCAACATTGGACAGTTAGTACTCATCAGAGTACACTTCTCCGAAGTCTTCCCACTCCTGCTCCCATGAAGGCTGACCATCATCTTCATCGGGAAGATAACTATCGTTATCATCTACGTACTGAGCAGGGTGAGTATACTCACCAATACAACCATCATCTTCGTCTTCTTCTCCGAAGAACTCAGACCACTCCGAAGGAGTTACACCTGTCTTAATGAACTCTCGTTCATCAGCAGATAAGTTTGGCATGGCATCTTGAATAAGAGTACCATTCTCCCAAAGAGCAATCTGCTCTTGAGTTACATTAATGTCCATTGTATGAACTTTATTTGTGAACATTGAAATTCTTGTAATTTGCATATTAAACTCCGTTTAAGTTAAAGTGTCCAACATTGGACTGTTTAAGTTATATATATAATAAATAATATTTCATTAAAATATTATATTATTTATTATTATATTACTAATTGTTTCGGAAATGGTGGATTATAAATAATCCTGTCATTAACAAAGTTAATCCCATTGCTCCGATTAAACCAACAAAGACTATTCCCAAAGGGAATCCTTGATTGATTGCTTCACTCATGTAATAACCTTCCTCTTCTGATAAGGTTATCCAAGCCATTAAAGTTACAGGTATTCCTAAAAGGAATATTAATACTCCATCTAATTTACTCATTTTTTTCTCCTTCACAATCACAATTAATTTGTGATTTATATTTTTCATAACACTCTTTACAGTAAAAATCCTCAGTAACATCAGAATAAACTGATGTTCCATATTGGTCACAAATAGCACATTGACTCATTTTAATCTCCGATTAATTAAACATACTATCATCATAAGAATAGATAGTATTAGGTTTTAATTTAGCATACTTGCTAAATATTACAATATCATTCTCTGTATCAATTTCTTGATACATTCTTTTATCATGGATTTTGTGAACAAAATCAGGTTCACTCCATACCTTTACTGCATTTTGATACTCTGTATCATCTCTAAAATTCACAAAGTGAATAGCCATTAGTCTTGCTCCCAATATTCTATTTCATTTAGAAATTTCTCTACAGAGAAATCATCATTAGAACTTAGTAAATCAATAAATTGTTTTACTATTTGTTTATCTCTATTAAGTTTATTTAACTTAATAAATTGTGTTAATTCATAAAAATCTATATCTAGCATCTTTTTAAACTCCGTTTAACATTTCATCTAACATTGCAATAGCTTCGCTATTATCAGAGTGTCCAACATTGGACAGTTTACCGTTGGTAAGAGCTTCTTTGAACATTTTAGTTTCAAGTTCATTCTTCCTTGAAACATAAACTTCAATAGGTTCATCATGGTCTTTGACCATTTGAATCCAATTACTTCGTAATGGTTTATGTTTATAATTAGAACCAAAGCTTCGCTTTACAGTAGTTTTACACCAAAGTTTTCGTTTAAGTCTTGCCATGTGTATCTCCTAAGATATATATAATAATTAATACTTTCGTAAGTATTCAAGTATTAATTATTTATATCTCTAATGTTAAAGTTATCATTCAAAAAGAAGATAGCTGTTAAGCTACCTTCTTAAGGTTATTTTCTTCTAAAAGAGCTAACTGCTCTTTAAGAGCTTTGATGAAGTCATTCTTTGAGATACCATTGGTATCACAAGCTAGTATAGCTTCAAAAGCTATATCTGAAGCTGTAAGCTTCTTTTGAACCTTTGGTTCTTCTTTGACAGACTGTCCAACATTGGACTCTTCAGAAGAAGTATCTTCTGTAGTTTGAGACTCTGTCTCATCTTGAACCTTTGGTTCATCTTTTGGCTTATTAGCCAAGTTATAAGCTCTTTGCAGAGCAGTCAAAGAGGTAAACCTCTTCTTAGGGTTTTGGTTTAACCAAGTGACTATGTCACTATGATTGGAGAATAACCATAAAGCTTCGCTTTTTCTTCTTCTGTCGATGGAATTAATTCCATACTTTAAGGCTAAAGCCTTACTAATAATCTTAACATTTTCAATGGTTAAGATTTCAGACTGTAGCTTTCCAAGCTCAAAGTCAAAACTATCCTTGCTGAAAACCATCTTTGTAGTTTTCGCTTTCAAAGACTTTTGCTCTTTGTGATAAGCTTTAGTTAAGTTTGAACCGATTGACTGAAGTGTTGAAATGTTAGTCATATGTTTTCTCCTAAGTTATATTAATTAAATTTAAACACCTTTCGTAAGAACTCAAGGTGCTTTAAATTTAATATATAACTAAATGGTTTCGGTTTGTCAAGCCATCAATAGACTTTGTCGAAGTAAGTATCGACATTGTTTTTTTAAGAAGACTTCAACAGTCCAACATTGGACACTTAACTTACTACCACTAGGGTAGTAAAAAAGCCATACTCCTCCACTCCGTACTACCTCTTGTTGCAAAAATGTCACACTTCTCATCGAAGATGAATAGGAAACTGATAGTAAATGAGTTGTTTACTTAGAATAAGTACTTGATTTTACTACATTTTATATGCTTTAGCATATAGAGCTTGGGAAGAAGTCTTCAATTCTATCAGAAAAGACTCTTTGAGATGAGAACTCTAGCCAATCCCTAGCCCTCGGCAGGGGTCAGTGGGGGGTAGGGGTTATATATATACACAGAAATACACAGATTAGGAAAACTAAGTGTTAACTACAATAGAAACTGTACAAACATATACACACAAGCACACACAAATAAGTGTTGCATTTATATCACACGCATGTTATAATCGTACATGCCTAAAAATAATTGGGGTTGACAAGTATCGTGATTGATGGTATAACTTAGGGCATAATCAACACACACTTATAATGTAACACTTAAATGTTTATTACTTATTCTTGTTAAATTCACTTATATGTAACACTTAAATGTACACATAAGTAATCCTCCCTAATAAATATATCCGTAATAAATAAAAAGTTGCTTGACAATGAAACGAAAATCAGTAAAACTATATACACCAGAGAATATGTTAGAAGCATTTTATGATGCTATCCGTAATAACAAACTAAAAGAATTGCACATTCCCCATAGTTCCGTATTTTATGTACGTGCTGCTATAGAAGCCGATACAGGAGTGCGATACACTCTGAAGCACGTAGAAAATGCTATGAAAGCAGAAGGGATGTTAAATGATGTTTGAAGCATTTGTATATATCTGCATGTTAAAAGACCCAAAAGTCTGCCAAACATTAAAAGATATAAAAGGTCCATACCAAACTGAAAAGCAATGTGAAGTCAGAGCATATGAGATAGCAATGGAGTTGCCTGATTGGATGCCTGAGTATATTGCTACTAGGTATAAGTGCGAACCACAAGGAACAGGAATATGACTGTAGAGAAGTCAGGAGAGAAGTTTGCAGGTTATAATAAACCTAAACGTACTCCAAAGCATCCAAAGAAGTCGCATGCTGTACTAGCAAAAGAAGGTGACAAGATTAGACTAATACGCTTTGGTCAGCAAGGCGTTAAAGGTGCTGGTAAAAATCCTACCACAGCGAAGGATAAGGCACGTAAGAAGAGTTATTATGCTAGACATAATGCTCAAGGCAAACCAACTTCAAAGTTATCAGCGAAGTACTGGTCGCATAAGGTAAAATGGTAGGAGTAATACTATGGCTAAAAAGAAAGTAGTAAAAGAAATATTAACTATAATGGGTATAAAGGTTCGTAAAGGTACTAAGAAAGCCGCAGCCTTACAAGCAAAAGCAGATAAGTTAAAGAAACAAAAAGAAACAGCATCTAAAATAGATACAAGAATAAAGGAAGCTATCAAAAAGGGTGGCGGTGATACCAAAGAATATACAAGAAAGATTTCTAATCAAAACTTAAAATCAGCAGCACCTGCTAAAAAGAAAAAGGCAGAGACTACTAAAAAAGTTAGAGCAGCTAATAAAGAGACTAATAAAAAAGGTCAAAGTCAAACACAAAAAGATGTTAGGTTTAAGGGTAAAGGTAAGATAGCAGGAGCTAAGGACCAACCGTATGAACCTTCTATGGATATTGCTACAGTATCAGGTAGAACAGGTACTACAGTAAGAGGTGAAAAGATATCTGTAGGTGATGACGTAATGGGTTTTAGCAACTTTATTAAGATGCAACAAAGTAAATCAGGATTAAGTATAGCAAAGTATAAAGAAAAACTTAATCAGATTACTAGAAGTAAAGAAGCTACACAAACACAAAAGGACGCAGCAAAGAAAAAGCTAGACAGAATGGAAGCTAAAGATGTAACGGATGAAATTAATAGGAAGGTTAAATCAGGTATTACGCAAAAAGGTAGACCTAAAAAGAAACCTGATGATTTTAAAACGGCTCAAACAGAAATAGAAAAATATGGGGTAATGAATAAAGAGTTTGACAAACTTACAAAACCTCAACAAGAAGCTTTAATGCGTTCTGCTACACTAAAGAAAAAGCTAGGATTGCAAAAGGGTGGATTAGCTATGCCAAAGTCTAATCAAACAGGATTAAAGAAACTACCTACTGCTGTACGTAATAAGATGGGCTATATGTATGGCGGTGGAATGGCTAAGAAAAAGAAGACAGGAAGTATGGACTACCGTAAAGGTGGACTTGTAATAATGATAGGCATGGGTAAACCTAAGAAAGGAACAAAATAATGCTTAGTAAAATACTAAAAAAAGCTATATCTAAAGGTGTTAGTAAAAAGAAAGCGTCAACAGTTAAAGCAGCTAAAGCTAAAGCTAAATCAATTAAAGTAGATAATTCTAAAAATAAAGTTAAAGATGCTAGACAAGTTAAAAAAGGTTTAAAGATATCGGTAGGTGGAAAAGGCAAAGACGCTAAAGCAAAACCTGTAGGTACACCTACACAAAGAGCAAAAGCAGCAGAGAAACGCCTAGAACTTAAATTAGATAGAATGGTAGAAGATGCCTTGCAAAGAAAAATAGATGCTATGGGTGAACCAAAATTTGCTAAAGGCGGTATGACCAAAAAAACTAAGTACATGGCTAAGGGTGGTGCAACTAAAAAGACTAAGTACATGGCTAAAGGTGGAGCAGCTAAACGTAAGTAATGTCCTATCTAATAAGTAACGTACCACATTTTAAATGTTGGGTACGTAGGGAGTTCACATGTAATCATCTGGACTACCACGGAGAATATCTCCATGCATTAGCGTTTGCCGTGAATACCATACCTGACAGGTCATTAAGTTTTCAGGTAGTCTTTACTGGAAGTACTGAAGAAGATAATATACATGGTGGTGCTATGTGGGCTAGGATGCCAATACAAGCACTTGTAGCTGATATACCTGTAGATGAGTGGGCAGAGCCAATGGAAGACCACTTGTGTCAACCATGGGATTGTGAGTCTAGGAATCACAGTGTCATAGTAATGGATAGAGTAAGTTCTAGTCCATGGCTGTGTAAGATAGACAATGAGTTCTACAAAGCTAAGTATATGTTCACAGTGGACTATACTGACAGTGACATAGCAGATGACCCTGCACAGCATAAACAATCACATGTAATGTATTTGATTGATGCAGGTAAATGGACAGGTAATATTGTAGCCTTGCCTAATAACAGAGTAAGAGCCACAAGTCCTGCTTTATGGGTTACGGGTGAAGGTGCTCCTGATTTTACACCATCACAGTGGACACACTCAGCAGAGTCACATGAATCTTACCTAGACCCTTACACAACATTTAATAATTTATACGAGGATAGAGATGGCAGTAGCAAAAAAACCAAAAAAAGCAAAGAGTAAAGTAAATGAGTCTGGGAATTATACTAAGCCAACCATGCGTAAACGCTTATTTGAAAAGATTAAAGCCGGTTCAAAAGGTGGCAAGCCCGGACAATGGTCTGCAAGAAAAGCCCAAATGCTTGCCAAAGCATATAAAGCAGCAGGTGGAGGATACAAGTGATGACAAAAGATAAATGCGAAACTTGTGAATGTTACGAATGTGACTGCGAAGAATGTAATTGTGAATGTCACACAGAAAAAAAGAATGAGGAGGTACAAGGCGTACCTGTATAAATAAATGATTGAGTTTGTGCTTGTGTTTATGATGGGATTAAGAGTAGTAGACCAAACACAAACCTTCCAAGATATAGATAGATGTTTATACTTTGCAGAGAGACTGCACAACCAACCTTCAATACCACAAAAGGAAGGAGCTAATTTAGAGATAACAGCATACTGTAAACCTATAAGGAAAAAATAAAATGTTAGCAGAACTAGCCGCAGCTAACGCTGCTTTCAATGTCATAAAACAATTCGTATCCAACGGAAAAGAACTTTCAGGATGTGCGAAACATATAAGTGATTTTGTATTCTCTAAAGAAGCACTAGAAAAGAAAGCAAAGGAAAAGAAAGCTAAAGGTGTAGGTGGTTCAGACTTAGAAGAGTTCATGGCTCTTGAGCAGATAAAAGAAAAAGAAGAAGAACTCAAGAAGATGATGATTTACTTAGGCAGACCCGGACTTTGGCAGGATTGGCAAGCCTTCCAAGCTGAAGCACGTAAGTCTAGACGCTATCAAGAAAAGATGGCAGAGAAGCGTAGACAAGAATTGATGGAATACGCAGGTTACGGAATAGCTGCTATAGTTGTTATATTCTTTGCAGGACTGTTAGCATGGGCAGCAGGTAAATGGGTAGGAAAGTTTTGAGTCCGTGTGTAGGCATCTGTAAGTTACAAGGAAATATCTGTGTAGGATGCTTTAGAACAATAGAACAAATAAAGGAAGCATATGAGAGCACCACAAAAATCCCTAGCAAATTGGACAAAACAAAAGTGGCGAACTAAAAGTGGGAAGCCTAGTACACAGGGGAGTAAAGCAACAGGTGAACGTTATTTACCTGAAAAAGCAATTAAGGCTCTTTCTTCCAGTGAATACGCCGCCAGTACGGCTGCTAAACGAAAAGCAACTAGAGCAGGTAGACAAGTATCTAAACAGCCCAAAAAGATTGCTACAAAAACGGCGAGATTTAGATGAGAAGATACGAATTTTATCTCGCTTTAGCGAAGCCCTTCCAGAAGGTAGGAAACTATCTAATGCTAAAACACGTAAAGGCTCTGAGACAGTGGCAAGCAAAACAAAGAATTAGACAGGAAAGACTTTAGTGGTAACCGTTGAACAATTCTTAGAATGGAAAATACTGCCAAGATGTATGATGCTTGCAAGCACAGTAATGTCATGGAGATGTGCTGAATGGTTTATGGAACTTGACGCACCAACAGCGGCTCAGTCAGCTTTCGTGTCAGTAGTTATGGGTGTGATGACAGGTGTCTTTGGCATTTGGATGGGTCACGAACATAAAGGAGATAATCATGTTAACAGCGTTGATAGGACCAATCGCAAATCTCGCTAGTTCTTGGATGGACAGCAAGGTTGAGAAGGTCAAGGCTGAAGGACAGGCAAAGGTAGCACAAGCTAAAGCTAAAGCAGTTGTAGCTGAGAAGGTAGCAACAGGCGAAGTTGAATGGGAAAAGTCTATGGCTGATGCCACAGATAATTCATGGAAAGATGAATTTGCCTTGACAGTTTTACTTTTACCTGCTATACTAGTGTTCATTCCTAGCATGACAGAATATGTAAGAACAGGGTTTGAAGTATTGAATACACTACCTGAGTGGTATCAGTACCTTTTGTTTATAGCTATTAGTGCATCGTTTGGTATAAAGGGTGCAGGACAAGCTATGAAAATTATGGGGAAGAAATAATGTCAAACATAATTGAAACAAACTTTGGAACTTTAATTAATCCTGCTAGGGTAGCAAAGGGTAGTGCTTCTAGTATAGTCAAGAAAGGTGCATTTTATATATTTTCACTTAGAGTGTCTAGTGATGATATTCGTGAATATTCTTTTACTGACAGACAGAGAGCAGAAAGCATGAGAAAAATTCTAATAAGTCACTTAGAACAATCCATTAAAAATAAAGCAAAGAGAGTAGCCAACTAAATGAACTTAATAAAACTACAAGATGAAATAGCAGACGATGAAGGCGTTAAGTACGAAATATATAAATGTTCAGAAGGATACCCTACAGGGGGTATTGGACATTTGATTACAGAATGGGATGAAGAGTATTATGAAAAACCCATAGGAACAAGGATTCCACACGAACAAGTGGATGATTGGTTTGCGAAAGACATAGAAACGACTATAAAAGATTGTAACCTATTGTTTTCGCAATTCGATAATCTACCTGAAGATATACAACATGTATTAGCCAATATGTGTTTTCAATTAGGTAGACCTCGCTTATCTAAATTTAAGAATATGATTGCCGCCGTAGAAGATTTAGATTGGCATAAAATGGCAGACGAAATGGAAGACTCTCGTTGGTTTAAACAAACTCCCAATAGAGCAAAACGTCTAATAGCAATCGTGGATAGGCAGCATCATAGAGAGAACCCACCCGTATGAGTAGACAACTAACCGAAAGACAACAAAAGTTTCTTGATGTACTATTTGATGGTGCAGGTGGAGATGTCGCACAGGCTAAAGTGCTTGCAGGATATTCTGAAACATCTAGTACAACAGATATAATAAAATCTCTCAAAGAAGAGATTATGGAAGCTACACAATTATATATGGGTAGAAACGCACCTAAAGCCGCTGTGGCTATGGTAAGTGGTGTAGATGACCCTACCCAGCTTGGCATACGAGATAAGCTCTCAGCAAGCAAAGAACTGCTAGACAGAGTAGGTTTAATTAAGACCGAGAAGGTACAAGTAGAGGCATCAGGTGGTGTTATGATATTACCTCCTAAAAATAAAGAGTAGAATGACAGTAAGAAGTTTAGGTAAGTGGAAGTTACCACAACCTACAGATATAAAGGATGAAGAAGGTAAAGAGTGGTCTAAGATACCACGTATATCACGAATAATACCTTTTGGATATGAAAAAGATAAAGAAGACCCTGACGTACTTAATCCAATACCCTTTGAACTTGAAGCTATTGAAATGGCTAGAAAGTATGTAAGACAGTATTCCTATAGGCAAGTTGCTAATTGGGTTACTCAAAAAACAGGTAGAGAAATATCTCACGTAGGATTAAGAAAAAGGTTAATGCATGAGCAACAACGTAAGAACCAAGCTAGAACTCTCAGAAAATGGTCTGAGTACGCCCAGAAAGCAATCGAAAAGGCGAAAGCCATCGAAGAAGAAAGACTCGGTTCAAAAACCTAGTATAGTTGAAGTAGAAAGATTAGAAGAAGAGTCTCTTAATGTAATCTTTAAACCAAATGCAGGACCACAGACAGAGTTTCTTGCGGCAAATGAAAGAGAAGTATTATATGGTGGTTCAGCAGGAGGTGGTAAATCATATGCTATGCTTGCAGACCCTTTAAGATATATGGGTCATCCATCGTTTAGTGGTTTATTATTAAGACATACAACAGAAGAACTTAGAGAATTAGTATGGAAGTCACAAGAATTATATCCTAAGATTTGGAAGGGTATAAAATGGTCAGAAAGAAAGATGCAATGGGTAGCACCATCAGGTGCTAGATTGTGGATGTCATACCTTGACAGAGATGATGACGTATTAAGATATCAAGGATTGGCATTTAGTTGGATAGGGTTTGACGAGTTAACGCAGTGGGCAACTCCGTTTTCATGGAATTACATGCGTTCACGTTTAAGAACAGCGTCATCAGATTTGCCAATCTATATGAGGGCAACCACAAACCCGGGAGGTCCGGGTCATGGTTGGGTCAAAAAAATGTTTATTGACCCCGCACCATATGGAAAGACATTTGATGCAACAGATATTGAGACCGGGGAAATACTTAAGTATCCAGCAGGACATAGCAAAGCTGGACAATCGTTATTTAAAAGGAAATTTATCCCTGCAAGATTACTTGACAATCCGTATTTATCTAGAGAAGGTGATTACGAAGCAATGTTGCTATCACTCCCAGAGCAACAGCGTAGGCAATTACTTGAAGGCGATTGGGATATTAAAGAAGGTGCCGCTTTTACGGAGTTTAATCGTGATATTCACGTTGTTGAGCCTTTTCACATCTCTAGTAATTGGGTCAAATTTAGGGCTTGTGATTATGGGTATGGTTCTTATAGTGGGGTGTTATGGTTTGCTGTCTCGCCATCTGAACAACTTATTGTTTATAGAGAACTCTATGTTAGCAAAGTCCTTGCCACAGATTTGGCAGATATGATAAATGAATTGGAAGCAGAAGATGGAAATATTAAGTACGGTGTTCTTGACAGTAGCCTTTGGCACAAACGTGGTGATACTGGTCCTTCTCTTGCGGAACAAATGATACAGAGAGGGTGTCGTTGGAGACCTTCTGATAGAAGTAAAGGTAGTCGTGTATCAGGTAAGAATGAGATACATAGACGTTTGCAAGTAGACGAATATACAGAAGAACCTAGAATAGTGTTTTTTAATACGTGTACTAATACGGTTTCGCAATTACCTTCTATACCTTTGGATAAAAAAAATCCCGAAGACGTAGATACTAGAGCCGAAGACCACTTGTATGATGCATTAAGATATGGTATAATGTCACGACCAAGATTTAGTATATTTGATTACGACCCACATGGCAGACCTTCTAGTAGTATGCCTGTAGCAGATTCAACGTTTGGATATTAATATGGCTGAAGACGAAATAAATTTAGAAGATGATGCGATTGCATTAGAGGACTCTAAAGATTCTGATGTAACTGATGTAGAAGTAAAAGGTATTGCTAGTCATGTTATGTCACAGTTTAAAAAATCAGAAGACTACAGATATGATGATGAAACAAGATGGGTTCGTGCCTATAGAAATTATAGAGGTATATATGGACCTGATGTTCAGTTTACGGAAGCCGAAAAGTCTAGAGTATTTATTAAAATAACTAAAACAAAAACATTAGCTGCCTATGGACAGATTGCTGATGTATTATTTGCGGGAAATAAATTTCCTATAAGCATAGAGCCAACAGAGTTACCAGAAGGAATTGCTAAAGATGTTAGTTTCGACCCTAAAGAACCTCAAGAATTACGTAATCAAAATGATAGCGGAGATGTGGTTTCTCCTTACGGTTTTATGGGAGATGGCAAAGAGCTTCCTAAAGGAGCTACAGCTAAAAGCTTGCAAGATATGCTTGGTCCTTTGGGGGAAAAACTTGAAGACGTTGAAAATCTTAAAGAAGGCAGTGGACAAACTCCTACAGCGATAACATATAGTCCTGCAATGATTGCAGCTAAGTCTATGGAAAAACAAATCATGGACCAATTGCAAGAGTCTCATGCTAACAAGCACCTTAGAAGCACAGCTTTTGAGATGTCCTTGTTTGGCACAGGAGTAATGAAAGGACCTTTTGCTGTTGACAAAGAATACCCGAACTGGGATGAAGAAGGAGAGTATTCTCCTGTATTTAAAACAATCCCTCAAGTCAGCCATGTTTCTGTTTGGAATTTTTATCCTGACCCTGATAGTACTAATATTGAACAAGCACAATACATAATAGAACGACATAAAATGTCACGTTCTGAACTACGTGCTTTAAAACGAAGACCCTACTTTAGAGATAACGTCATAGAAGAGGTAATATCAGAAGGAGAAAACTATACAAAAAAATATTGGGAAGATGACTTAATAGATTATAATCAAGATAGCTATGTAGAACGTTTTGAAGTTCTTGAATATTGGGGTATGTTAGATACTGAAATGCTTGAAGACCAAGGGGTTGATATTCCTAAAGAATTAAAAGACTTTGAAGAGCTACAAGTTAATGTGTGGGTTTCTGGGGGTAGATTACTTAGAGTTGTACTTAACCCATTTAAACCTGCTAAGATACCATACATGGCTGCTCCTTATGAATTAAATCCATATTCTTTTTTTGGAATTGGATTAGCAGAAAATATGGATGACACACAAACATTGATGAATGGTTTTATGAGAATGGCTGTTGATAATGCGGTGTTATCAGGTAATTTACTTATAGAGGTGGATGAAACAAACTTAGTTCCGGGACAAGACTTATCTGTATATCCGGGTAAAGTATTTAGAAGACAAGGAGGTGCTCCGGGTCAAGCTATCTTTGGTACGAAGTTCCCTAATGTATCAAACGAAAACTTGCAACTGTTTGACAAGGCTAGACAACTAGCCGATGAAAGCACTGGACTACCTTCTTTTTCTCATGGACAAACAGGAGTATCTGGTGTAGGAAGAACTGCATCAGGCATATCTATGTTAATGAACGCAGCAAGTGGCAGTATTAAAACTGTTATTAAAAATGTAGATGATTATTTACTTAAACCATTAGGTGAAGGATTATTTAGATTTAATATGCAATTTAATTTTAACCCAGAAATAAGAGGTGATTTAGAAGTTCATGCTAGGGGAACGGAAAGCCTAATGGCAAACGAAGTCCGTAGCCAAAGACTAATGCAATTTTTACAAACTGCATCTAATCCTGCCCTTGCTCCGTTTGCTAAGTTTAATTATATAATTAGAGAAATAGCAAAAGCTATGGATTTAGACCCCTCAAAGGTTACTAACAATATGGATGAAGCTGTTTTACAAGCGGAGTTACTTAAACAGTTTCAAGGACCTCCACCACCTCAAGGTCAAGCTCCAGCAGGTGCAAATCCAATGGACCCCACAGGAGCAGGGGGAGGAACAATAGGAACAGGTCAAGTACCGCAACCGAATGAACAAGGATTTAGTGGAAATGGACAAGCAAATACTGGGCAACCTCAAACCCCTAGTCAGCCACCAGCACCAACTCAATAAGTATTTAGATGCTTTAATAGAACAGCATCATAAAGCTATAGAGCAAACAGAAGATACAGTTGTTATGTATAGAACGCAAGGTGCAATAGCAGCATTGAGAAGATTAAAATATTTAAGAGACGAGGTAAATAAAAACGATGGCTAAAAAACCTGTAAGCGACCAAATGGAATTGTTTGAAGATGGCGGTTTAAAAGACCAAGGAAAAACTAAAGACCCTGTATCAAATAACCCCGTACCTATCGGCTCTACTCAAGAAGAAGTAAGAGATGATATACCTGCTCAACTAAGTGAAGGTGAATTTGTGTTACCTGCGGATGTTGTAAGATATCATGGCTTAGAAAAGATTATGGGTATTAGAGACCAAGCTAAACAAGGTTTACAAAAGATGGAACAAATGGGTCAAATGGGTAATTCTGACCAAGCTACCATACCTGACGGTGTACCTTTTAAACAAATGGCAGAAGGTGGTGTGGTTCCGGGGGTTAATATACAAGGACCTACAACACAACTTACTAAACCATCTATGTTTGCTACTCCTGCTCAAACACAACCACAACAAGTTGCACAGCCTGTTACTGTACAAACGCCAAAAGCACCTGTGTACACATCTTCTCAAGTAATGCCTAAAGTACCTTATACGTTTGAACAAGCTATAGGTACACCGTTTGGACAACAGCAACAATCAGAAACACGTGTATATATAAATGATGCAGGTGAAAAACTATATATACCTTTTGTTAATGGGCAGTCTATATATCCTATTCCAGCAGGTTATAAACCTGAACCTGTTGCTGAAAAAGAAAAAGAACAAGAGCAGACTGTAACTGATGTTCGTGCTAGAAGTGCTACTACGCAAGATACTGGAGATGATAGTGTAGGTATTAAATCTACAGCGGTATCTGATTTAGCTAAAGCTGCACAAAGAAGAGAAGCGGGAGTAGGCAAAGGTTTAGCTACAGCAGTAGGTGCTTTAATTAATCCTATAGCAGCTATTGGTGGAACTATTATTAGTAGCTTAACAGGTAGAGATAAACCTGAAACATTAACTCCTGCAGAAGCTCTTGATGAAGAACGAGCATTTGAAGGTATAACTCCACAAGAAGTGTTAGAAGAAAATTCACAAAGAGCTTTTGATACAGATATAAGAAATGCTACTGCTATGTTTGGTGCTACTCCAACATTTAAGTTTGGTAAAGAAGCAGGTGATGTAGATAAACTTAGTAATGGTGTTTATCATGCAAGTGGTTTAGCTATGAATAGTAACGGTTCTGCTTCATTAACAAAAGATGGAACTGTTTCATATAAATCTTTTGATGATTTTATTAACCATCTAGCGGCTTCTCACGATACAGGATGGCATGGCTCTACTGTAAGTAAAGAAGAATATGAGTCATTAGGACAAAAGGGTAAAGATAGATATGATGCGTGGGCTAGTCAACTAGGATATAAAACAGGTGGCGGTACTAAATTTGCTGACCCTAAAGATGATAGACTTACTAAAGTAGGAGATGAAATAAAAGGGGGAGACCAAAAACCTACCACTACTATATCTAAACCTTTTGGTAAAGATGCAGATAGGTTCAGAGGAAGTACCCCTCCTAGTAGTACAAAGTATACTGGAGCTTTTCCAACACCTAGACCATCAGTTTCAACAAAAGGAGATTCACGAGTTTCTACGCCACTAGGTAAAGTAGACCAGTTTTTAGAGTTATCACCTGCAGTTCAAAGAGAACTTAAAGTAGGTTTAGCAAGAGACCCTAGTTTACTTAAAGACCCTTTTGAAAATATGTCACCTAATAAATTAGCATCTTTAAAAAAAGCAGCAAAGAAAACTCAAGATATATATGATGATATGTATAAAGGCAGAAAAGGTGCAGGTATTTCAAACATAGTTTCTCAAGAATACTTAGATAGAAATGAAGAAGCAGCTCAACGAGGCGGTGATTATGGTGTAGGTAGTAGTTTGTATAGTGACTTTGGAACTGTAACACCAAGTTATGATGATAATAATTCTAGCGATGATGACGGTGGTCAAAGTAGTGGTGGCGGTTCTGCATCATCCGATATGGGATTTTCTACTGCATCAGGTGGTTTTATACAAAGAAAGAATTTACCTAAAGCTAATAAGAAGAAGCGAGGTGGGTTGGCTTCAAGACAATAACCCACATATAGGCTACTTATCCCCCAACATATTTGGCTACGATAACCCCAAGGAGAAACTAAATGGCAGAAGCTATGATTAAGGAAGCAACACCTAAGAAAGTTGCATTTGTAACTAAACCTTACACACAAGAAGAAAGAATAAAAAAAGAAGAGGCTGAATTAGAACAGCTATTGAAAGAACAAAAAGGTGAAGTTGAAACTGAAGCTAAAGAAGCGGAAAATAATAATGAAGAAGAACCGACTTCTGCTGAAGAGAAAACTTTTAAAAAGCGTTATGGAGACTTACGAAGACATACCCAAGAAAAAGAACGAGAGTTTCAAAAGCAACTAAATGATTTGAAAGAACAGTTAGATAAAGCAACTAAAAAGGAAATGAAACTTCCTAAGTCGGATGAAGATATAAGTGAATGGGCAAAGGAATACCCTGATGTAGCGGCTATAGTAGAAACAATTGCTACAAAAAAAGCAAGAGAGCAATCAGAAGATATAGCTAAACGAATAAAAGAAATAGATGAAAGAGATGCTAACTCCGTAAAAGAGAAAGCTGAATTAGAATTACTACGAATACATCCAGACTTCGTAGACATAAGAGAAAGTGATGACTTCCATGATTGGGCAGAAGACCAACCACAATGGGTACAAAATGCTTTGTACGAAAACAATAATGATGCCAAATCTGCAGCAAGGGCAATCGACCTCTATAAAGCAGATAAAGGAATTAGTAAGACAAAAGAGAAGTCAGATGATGCAGGTGCTGCTAAAGCAGTCACAACGAAAGGCAAAACGACTCCTTCAGAAACTAGCAAAAGCGTAGGGTTTAAAGAGTCTCAAGTAGACAAAATGAGTCCTCAAGAGTATGAAGCTAAGTCAGAACAGATAATGGAAGCTATTAGGTCAGGCAATTTTATATATGATATATCAGGAAATGCAAGATAATAGTTGACAAGTAATTTATTATAGGTATAACTATAATAACTAAAAGTGTGACATAACCTTATATGTGTTTTTTATATGGCTTTTAACTCGTTCCTAATATAAAAAACTAGCTACTTATAACTTACTTATGTTACACTTTAAAACCCCGCTTTAAAGACTACCCAATTATGTGAGCCTACACAGGATTAGCTATCCCACGTACAACCTCAACGCATGAATGGTCCTTATAAAGTAACATGACTAAAAGGTAGTATACCTTTTGGTATACATTCGATAAATGTTTAAGGAGATTTAAAAATGGCATTTACAGCAGCAGC